ATAAAACAATTTAACGGAGATATTAACTTTTAAAATTATAGAGATGAAAACAGCGATACAGGAATTAATACTAACAGCTAAAATCATGAGTAAATTATCAGGTGATAGCGGATTTGTAGGTAGAAGCATGTTAGCAATTATTGAAAATGAAAATTTACTAGAAAAAGAAAAGCAACAGATTATTGAGGCTCACTTTAACGGATATGAAAATGGAAATGATTATGCTAGAACAGGTATAGGTGAGTTTAAAGATGCAGAACAATACTATAACAAAACATTTAAAGATTAAACCGATTTAGATTATGTTATTAAACACTTTATACTTATTAGCTAGGGTTATTAGCTTACCGTTTAAATTAATGCTTTATTTAGAATTATTAACTTATTTACTTGAAAGATGATTTTGTAAAATAATATGCAGTTCGATTCTGCTCGTTGGTGGAGGTTTGGTAACTAAGAATGCTGTTCGATTCAGTTTACAACTTTGGTAAGTTTAGCACCTTTTTATAGATTTTTTGTTATATTAGTATTTTTGTTTATATTTGCTTCGTGATATATCAAAACATAATAAACGAAATAGCAAACGATTTACAGTATAAAAAATTCTGTAGAAAATTATGTAAAGGTAATTATAGTGGTATTTATGAAGATTTATATCAGGAATTTATTCTTTGTATTTTAGAATATGACAAAGAAAAGATTATACAAATGTATCAAAGAGATGAGTTAAAATTTTTATGTCTATCTATTATATTTAGAATAAACAGCCACAGAATTAAACCGTCTGTTTTTAATCCTGATAGGAATCCTTTATACGAACTCAGTAAAAATACTAAAGAACTTAATAGAATACCTAAACAAGACAGTTATAACTTAAATATTGATATAAATACAGTTAAAGTACTTGACTATGTATCTAAAGATAAATCAATTAAGGTAGAAGATTGGTTATTATTAGTTGAATCATTAGATAGAAGTTTGATAGATATTAGTAGAGAATCAGGTATACCATACATAACACTTAAAGTTAAATCAAAACGTTTAAAAGATAAAATAAGAAACAATGTTAATATTTGAATTGATAGGTTGCATCTGTTTAGCGTTCTTTATTGCTAAAAGCTATTGGATAGAAGTAGTTAAATTACTTTTGGCACATTATAAGATATGGTATAACAAGGATAGATACTTAGAAGGTGAACCGGCTTACTTATATACTAAAGATATTAAACCTTTTGACTGCCCTAAGTGTTTATCTTTTTGGCTAAGTATTTGTGTATGTTATTATAATTCATTACCTTTGTACGAGTGTATTCTACTTTCAATGATTAGTTATACGATTGCTAAACTTTACAGTAAATGACACCAAAGGAAATAATATTAAAACATAAAGACTTTATTACAGCTATTGCTACTTTAGGGCATTTACCTCAAAAGGATAACATACACTTAAAAGAGATAGTAGAAGCATGGCAAACAGAACTTAAGACTATTAAATCTAAAGTTGTTTATTCTGAATGTGGTTCGTGTGGTGGTGGTTGGATAGCTCAAGTTAAAGACTTTTATGTTTACGCTAAAAAAAATGAATGGATATGAAAAAACTATTATTACTTAGCCTTATCCTATTAGGATGCGCTAAAAAAACACCAGAACCTGAAACACCTCAACAAGTTTCACCTATTACATTAGCACCTAAGAATGTAGAAATATACATTACATACGGTGGGGTTAATAACTTCGCATCTGTTAAATGGTCTTATGACCCTGAAATAGATTCTATTTATCCTAGCACTAACAGTTATAACAGAACAATAAAAAACACTACTACAAGTGATTCAATACTTGTTTATACTAATAGCGGGACAACTTCTTTAGATAATGTTACTGTTTATGTTAATGGCACTATTAAAGAACAATATACAGGTAGTCAAACAGTTAAAGTAATTAAGTTATAATGCAAGACGAATACGAAACTATTAATTTTTGGAATAATGGCAAAGCATAAGTATATTGAAACTCCTGAAAAACTTTGGGAATACTTTACAGAATATAAAAATTGGGTTAAATCTAATCCTATTCGTAAAATGGTATTCGTTGGTAAAGACGGGGTTAAAGATTATGAAGATAGAGAGCGTCCATTAACTATTGATGGGTTTGAATGCTGGTTAGCTGATAAAGAGATTATAGGCGATTTAAGCCATTATTTTGCTAATACTGATAGTAAGTACTCAGATTATTTAACTATCTGTTCACGTATAAAGAAAAACGTTAGAAACGACCAAATCGAAGGAGGCATGGCTAATATTTACAATCCAAGTATTACCCAGCGTTTAAATGGATTAGTTGAGAAAACAGATAATAAGAACGAAAATACAAACATTGAAATAAAAGCTAACTTTGGAGGTACAACTTTACCAACCACACCACAATCAGAATAGGATTCATTACAGCATAAACAACGAACCTTACAAATACTATGTGTTAAACATTGGTAGACAGTTTGGTAAGACTATGCTAGCAATGAACCAAACTTACTATTGGGCTTTTAATCAAAACAATATTCAATGTGCATGGGTTTCACCTATCTATAAGCAATGTAAAAAGGTATTTGATGAAATGGTTAAAGCGTTTGAAGGAACAGGATTAATTACTTCTAATGCTTCAGAGCTTATTATCAAAACAAAGAACGGTTCTGCTATTCAATTCTTTAGTGCAGAACGTTACGATAATATTCGTGGATTTACATTTGATTACTTAGTTTGTGATGAGTTTGCCTTTATATCTGAACAAGCGTGGACTGAAGTTTTAAGGGCTACCGTATTAGTTAAAGGTAAGAAAGTATTATTAATCTCTACACCTAAAGGTAAAAACCATTTCTATAATCTATTTAACTTAGACGGAGTTAACGACCAATATAAGTCTTTTAAGATGACTTCTTATGACGGTTTAGCATTAGCTGATGAAATAGACGGCGCTAGGTTTACACTACCTGAGAATGTATTTAAACAAGAATACTTAGCTGAATTTGTAGATAATGGTTCGGGTGTATTTAAAGAGGTTTTAATTAATGATATGCCTAAAGATACTCCACGCTATTATGCTGGTGTCGATTTAGGACGTGCAGACGATTATACTGTTTTAACTGTATTAAATGATATGGGGCAAATGGTACATTGTGAACGTTGGAGACATAACACATGGCAATCAATAGTAGACCAATTAGTTAAGAAGTTAAAAGCCTTTAGATGTAAAACATATGTAGAGGTTAACTCTATTGGTGATGCCATCTTTGAACAAATAAGACAACAGTATAGTGATGTCGAGCCGTTTACAACAACATCCAAAAGCAAACAGGATGCTATTGAATCTTTACAAGTAGCCATACAAAATAAAGAGTTTAGCTCATTAAACATTGACTGGCTTTTAAAAGAGTTTGATATGTTTACTTATGAGTACTCACACAAAAGTAGAAGTATTAAATATACAGCACCTTTGGGCTTTCACGATGACGGTGTTATGTCGTGTGCCTTTGCCTATAAAGCATTAAAAGACTTACAAAATTCAGGTCGTATTATCCTAGATTAATTTATACTTTTTACAGTTTTTTACATTATAATAGTATGAAGTTACCATACTGTTTTGAAGATATGACGTTAAGCCAATTCATTAAATTAAGTGAATTAGAGCAAGACAAGTCTATTGATATATTAGATAAGCAAGTTAGTAAGCTATCAATATTATCAGGTAAGTCAATAGAGTATATCGAATCTTTAGATTATAAAGAGGTTAAGAAGTATTTAGCTAAGGCTAATTATACTAGCAATGCACCTAAGAACCTTAGAATACCTAAAAGGTTTAGAGTAAAAACAGTTATGTTAACTCCTACAATGTCTTTACAAGAAATGAAAGTAAACCAGTTAGTAGACTTTTATAGTTTGTTAAAAGCTGCTAATGGTAATTATATTGCTATTGCTAATGAGTTGTTAGCTACGATGTTTAAACCGTTGAGTATCTTTAAAAAGTCGGTTTACAGCCCTGAGAATCACGCCAAAATTAGTAAGTTGCTTTTAGATGCAAAGGTGGGGGATTGTTTGGGGCTGCTTTTTTTTTACTTGGACTTTTGGAAAAGATGCGAACCGATTATAGTACGCTCTTTGACACAGAGCCAACAAGTGATAGCGGAACTGATGAAAGAGATACAGATAGACAAAGAGTTTCAGGATTTCTTGACCAATGGGGCTGGGAATATAATGTCGACCAATGTAGTGAAAACGAAAGAATAGAACAGGATAGAGTTTATTTAGAGTGGAATGTAATAAGGTTTTTAAATAAGTTAAGTTACTTAAAAGATAAAGGTAAATTTTTAATAGCATTAAATGGCACTTAGTGAAGATATAAAACAGATTTTAGATGCTTTTGCAGACTTTACTAAGAATGAAGTAAGACAATCAGCACGTGATAAAGGCATTACGTTTGGAGGTCAAGACAGTAGGATGTTAAGTGATAAAAACTTTGTTACTAAATACACTACTACTACAAAGTCATTAAAGCTAACTATTGAAATTATACCAGAATACGCTAGAGCAGTAGACGAAGGGAGACAAGCTGGAACACCTCCACCGATTGAACCATTAAAGCAATGGATTAAACGTAAAGGAATACTAAAGAGTGAAAGACCTACTAAAGGAACTAAGCAAACTAAAAAGGCTAAACCGTCTTTTGAAAAGCGTTTAACTTCAATGGCTTTTGCGATTAGTAAAAACATAGGCAAGAAAGGAACTATTAAAAGATTTGGATATAAAGGCTCTAATTTTTGGAGTGATGTAATGAATAGTTCTGATATGAATACAGAATACAATAAATTAAAAACTAACCTATTAGAAGTTTTAAAGAAAGAAGTTAATATAGAAATAATAGGATTGACTAAATAAAATGAGTTTAACAATAACAAGCCAACCACAAGAATTTACACCAGCATATAATGACCAATATGTTTGTGCTACTTCTACATTATATACCCAACCTAACTTTAAATATACAGTTACGGTTACTGTAAATGGTAGCGTTGCACATACCGAAGGTATATTACCTAGACCAGACGGTTCAATGGTTTTTAATGCTATGAAGTGGGTTGAAAATTATATTACTCATTACTTTGACCCAGAGCATACAACTAACTTCTTTGTAGCTACTGGCAAGACTGCAAATGTATCAATATCAATATTAGAAGATTACGGTGCTTCACCTGTTCCAAGTGCTACTACAATTACTTATACGGCTTTTGATGCTTGTTTAACAGAATCGGAGTTTAGAGATTATGACCATGAGAATTATATTAGTGGTGGTAATAGTAACGTTACTTTCTTAGGTCAATCATTTAGTCAATTAATGGTAGATAGTAGAGTAGGTTTAAATCAACAATTGTGGTTACATTTTACTTTAGGTGATATTGCTTCAATAGATATGGTTTATAGTGATGGGGTTAATCCTAATCAATTTGTTAGCTTAACACCTATTTTAGGTTCACCGTCTAATGTTTATGACGTTTATTGTGTAGATGCCGGTTCATGGCAATTTAGCGGCGTTACTAATGGTGCTACAGTTTCAATAGAGTTTATAGATGCTTTGTCAAATACATTAGCTAGTTATAGTTATACTATTACAAGTATCTGTACTAAATATACTGATGTACCCGTTTACTATTTGAATCGTTTTGGTAACATTCCTTTCTTTCACTTTGACAAAAAGAGTACTGAAAAACTTACTAAAAAGATTAATACTGTTAGATTAGGCAAAAATCAATTAGTATCTGGATCTTACACTTCTAATAGTTGGGATAGAGAGGTTCACGTGGTTTCTACAGAATCTACTAAATCAGGTGTTTTAAATACAGATTGGATTACAGAATCGCAAAGTACTACACTACAAGACTTATTTGATAGCCCAATAGTACATAAGTTAGATGGTACCACATACATACCTATTACAGTTAAAGAAACTACATACGACTTTAAAAAGAGAGTAAACGATAAGTTGTTTAACTACTCTATTGATTTTGAATATACAGATACTAAACTAAGACAAAGAGGTATATAATGGTAAATACTAGATTAGAGATAAACGGTACTGACTACGCCATTGTAACTGATATACCCGTTAGTGTAAACTTCGTACAAGCGGATATTAGAGAGCCTGATAAAAGAAACGCATCTTTTACAAAGACTATTCAATTATATGGCACTAATGAAATAAACCTTTTATTTGAAAACATTTTTGAAGTTAATACAGTTACAGGTTATTTTAATGTTAATATTAAAACACCATCGTCTTACTATGTAAATGATATATTAAACTTTAAAGGTGATTTACAGTTATTAAAAGTAACTACTAAGCCTGATAATAATATTGTTTATGATTGTACTATTATAGGTCAAGAAGGTTCATTATTTGTTGATATTGGTGATGCTGAATTAGACACTTTAGACTTTAGTGCTTATGACCATGTTTACAATAGAGCTAATCAAATTGCTAGCTGGTCTAATAACGGTAGCGGTTACTATTATGGGTTTATTCATCGTGGTTTAAACGGTGGTTCTGATACTTCTTTTGGTGTTAGGGATTTTATACCACAATTCTTTGTACGTGAATACTTAGAGAAAATATTTACTTTACATGGTTATACGTGGACTTCATCTATTTTAGACAGTAATGAGTTTAAAAGTCTAGTAGTTGAACCAAATATGAGTACGGTGTTAATCTCACAAACTGCCTTAGAAAATAGACAGTTTTATGTTGGGTTAAATACTGATTACACATTAACTAACAATGTAACTTATGTAGCTGCCTATCCTAATGAATCAGCACCTTTCTTCGATGCTGGCAGTCAGTTATATACTGGTAATACCTATGCTATATTAAATGATAGTGGCTTTTATAATACGGCTGCGGTTAATAAGATTAAGATTAACATCACACATACAGACCCTAGTGTGGCTTATGCTATTGTAACTAATCAACAAGTGTTAACAGTTATTAGACGTAGACTAAGCAATGGTACATGGGTTGTATTAGCTGGTATTACTAGCAATTGGAATGGTCAAACAGTTAATCAGTTAAATGTTAATACTGATTATACAAATACATTTGCAGGTGCTACAGGTGAAGTATTTTTAGAAAGTGGCGATTATTTAGAGCAAAGATTAACTTATGTACAAGGTACTAGAAGGTATTATACGGCTGGTAATGTTGAAGTATTAACAGGAACGGGGACTGTAGTAGCTACTTTATTAAGTGGCACAAGCGGTTCATCTTTCTACACATTAGCAACTAAACGAGATTTATTTGATGGCAATACTATCGAAGTTAATAACGCTATACCTAAAAAGATTAAACAAAAGGACTTTGTTAAGTCTATTATGCAAATGTATAATTTGTATATTGATTATGATAGAAACAATCCTAAACACTTAACTATTGAATCATATCCTGATTACTTTGATAATGGCATAGTAGACTGGGAAAACAAAGTAGACTTAGACAAAGATATTGTTATTAGCCCAATTAGTTTATTGGATGCTAAGAAATATACATACACTTACAAAGAAGATAAAGACTATTTCAATACTAAATACAAAGATACTTATTCAGAAAATTTTGGAACTGAGATAATAGATATAGAAAACGACTTTCAAAAAGCTGAAAAGAAAAACGAGTTAATATTTAGCCCTACACCAAATGTAGCTAACTATGGTTTAGGTATTGCTATGCCTAAGATATTTAAAGAAGACCCTAATATTAGTATAAAGCCTATTGTTCCAAACATTAGAATATTATATGCTGGTGGTACTAAACAAACATTAAACCCATACACGT